TATCCCTAACAACTGGGTCAAGTTTCGTGCATGTGACTATGGTTACGGCAGTTATTCTGGTGTTATTTGGTTTGCCGTTGCGCCTGATGAGCAACTGGTTGTATATAGAGAATTGTACGTCAGTAAGGTTTTGGCCACAGACTTGGCTGATATGATATTGGATTTGGAAGCTGAAGATGGCAACATTAAGTATGGTGTTTTGGATAGCAGTCTTTGGCACAAGCGTGGCGATACTGGTCCTTCTCTTGCGGAGCAAATGATTAGCAAGGGATGTCGCTGGCGTCCATCTGACAGAAGTCGCGGTAGCCGTGTAGCTGGTAAAAATGAAATACACCGCCGTCTACAGATAGATGAATTTACAGAGGAACCAAGACTTGTATTTTTTGATAGCTGCACAAATGTCATCAGTCAAATACCGTCCATCCCTTTGGACAAGAAAAATCCAGAAGACGTTGACACAAAGTCTGAAGACCATTTGTATGACGCACTCCGGTACGGTATTATGTCCCGACCCCGGTTCTCTATTTTCGACTACGACCCGCATGGCCGACCATCAACAGGTATGCCGGTAGCTGACTCTACATTTGGATACTAAAGGAAAAACATATGGCTGATGATGAAATGATGATTGAAGACGACGCTATTGCGTTAGAAGATACAGATGACATTGCTGTAGCAGATGCTGATGTATCAAATATCATCCCCTTTATACAAGAAAGGTATCAACGTGCTGAAGACTATCGCTATCAAGATGAAGAGCGATGGCTTCGCGCATACCGCAACTATCGTGGTTTGTATGGTCCAGATGTTCAATTTACTGAAGCAGAAAAATCGCGTGTATTTATCAAGATTACAAAAACAAAAACACTTGCTGCTTATGGACAAATTGTAGATGTTTTGTTTGCAAGTAACCGTTTCCCCCTTTCTGTTGAGCCTACTGAACTTCCTGAAGGGGTTGTTGAAAATGTTCATTTTGACCCGCAGGAACCTGACCAGTTGCGAGGAGAAACTGCTCTGTCTAGTCCTTATGGATTTAGAGGAGATGGACGAAATCTAGAGCCGGGTTCTACTGCAACTTCTTTACAAGAAAAACTTGGTGCATTAGAAGAAAAACTAGAGCCTGTACAAGAAAAATTAAAAGAAGGTCCGGGTCAAACTCCTACTGCAGTAAACTTTAGTCCCGCTTTAGTTGCTGCAAAAAAGATGCAGAAAAAAATACATGACCAGTTGGATGAGTCGGGAGCAACTAAAAACTTGAGGAGCAGTGCATTTGAAATGGCACTGTTTGGTACAGGGATTATGAAAGGTCCATTTGCTACCGATAAAGAGTACGCAAATTGGAACGAAGAGGGTGATTATGAACCCATGTTTAAAACTGTGCCGCAGGTAGAGCATGTATCTGTTTGGAATTTTTATCCTGACCCCGATGCTAACAATATGGACGAAGCGCAGTATGTTATCCAAAGACATAAAATGTCGCGTTCTCAACTGCGTAATTTAAAAAAACGCCCATACTTTCGTGGTCAAGTTATTGATGAGGCAATCTCATTTGGAGAAAACTACAATAAAAAATATTGGGAAGATGACCTTTCAGACTATGCACCAGAACATGGTATTGACCGTTTTGAGGTGCTTGAGTATTGGGGCATGGTTGACATTGAGATGTTGGAAGAGCAAGGTGTTAATATCCCAAAAGATTTACAAGACTTTGATGAACTCCAAGCCAACGTGTGGATTTGCAACAACAATTTAATTAGAATGGTATTGAACCCATTTAAACCAGCTAAAATCCCATATGTAGCTGCTCCATACGAACTGAATCCATACAGCTTCTTCGGCGTAGGCATTGCAGAGAATATGGACGACACGCAAACACTGATGAACGGTTTTATGCGTATGGCGGTGGACAACGCTGTTCTGTCAGGCAATCTTATTGTAGAAGTAGATGAGACTAATTTGGTACCGGGACAAGACCTGTCACTGTATCCGGGTAAAGTATTCCGTCGTCAGGGCGGCGCACCGGGTCAGGCTATTTTTGGCACGAAGTTCCCGAATGTGTCTTCTGAGAACATGATGCTGTTTGACAAGGCACGTCAGCTTGCTGATGAGTCTACGGGAATGCCTAGCTTTGCTCACGGTCAAACAGGCGTACAGGGTGTAGGACGTACTGCATCGGGTATTTCAATGCTCATGGGTGCTGCCAGCGGTAGCATCAAAACAGTTATCAAAAACGTGGACGACTATCTGCTTCGTCCTCTTGGCGAAGGTTTCTTCCGGTTCAATATGCAGTTTGACTTTGACCCAGAAATTAAAGGCGACCTTGAGGTTAAGGCACGTGGCACAGAAAGTCTAATGGCAAATGAGGTACGCAGTCAGCGACTAATGCAGTTCTTGGGAATTGCAAGTAATCCTGCACTAGCACCATTTGCAAAGTTTCAATATATTATCAGCGAGATTGCAAAATCTCTTGACCTAGACCCTGACAAAGTAACCAACAATATGAGTGAAGCCGCACTGCAAGCAGAATTAATGAAACAGTTCCAAGCACCGGGACCAGAGCAGCAAGCCCCTCCAATGGCGGGTGCAGATGCTAATGACCCAACAGGAGCAGGTGGCGGCAATATTGGTGTAGGACAGGCTCCTGTACCGGGTGAACAAGGATTTAGTGCAAATGGACAAGCAAATACTCAGCAAACTCAAGCCGTGGGTGGGCAACAACCGCCAGTGGCAAGCGTTCAGTGATTATGTGGATGCTGTAGTTGAAATGCAGCAGAAATCGTTAGAACAAGCAGATGATAATGTGATGATGTACAGGTCGCAGGGTGCGATTGCAGCGTTGCGCAAACTTAAAACATTGAGGGATGAAGTTAATGGCTCTTAAAGACCAAACAGATAATCTTTTATCAAAAGAAAATGCAAAAGATGCTGCTATGTTTGGTGCAGAGTTTATTCCCGGTGTAGGCGAAGCACTTGCGATAAAAAGAACATCTGATGCACTAGATAAAAAAGATTATCTGGGTGCAGGTATTGAAGCTACAGCAGGTTTAATGGGTCTTATTCCCGGTATTGGGGATTTAGCAGGTAAGGGTTTACGTGTAGCCACTAAAAAGTTTCGCAAAGCTGATGTAGAGGAAGCAGAAAAATTAATAGCAGACCCTAAAAAAATTGATGAGTGGAGAAGTTCAAATAAACTTCCAGAGTCTCAGAGACAAAAAAATATACCAGAAGCGCAACAAGCTGCGGAAGATTTGTTTCAGAATAAAATTAAATCTAAAGAAGCGCGTAAACAAATTAAGGATGCATTTCCAGAACCAAAGTTATATACATCCGAAACAATGCCAGAAATGCCTACAGTAACGGACGTAGTAGGTTCTATGGGTAAAAAGTCTGAAAAAGGTATTTTAGGTGTACGGGGTTTTGATTTAGAGCCGGGTCAACGTGTGGGTGCTAGATTAGATATACCTGCTTATAATGAGTATGATAAGTGGGTTGTTTCAATACACGATGGAAAAAGTAGAAATGGTTCAGTAGTAGGTTATGGGCAAGCTATAAGATTGAAGAATATTGAGTTTGGCTCAGACCCAAAAGTTGCGTTAGATATAGCAAAAGGCAAACGAGTAGCAAAAACTACAGGTGAAGAAAAACCTATGGGTAAGGCAACAATAGCCCGTGTATTTGGTGACTATGTGCCTGAAGACCCGTATGAGTTACAGATGTTTGCTAAAAAAGTATTAGCCGACAAAGACTCAGGTTGGACGCAAGTAGGCATGAACCCATATAGAGGTAGTTACTTTTATGACAAGGCTACAGGAACTCCTGTAACACGTGCAGATGAAGTTATTCAGGTAGGACCGTTAGTTCTTGCAAAGAATGTCACAAAACCGAAGATGTCAGAATTAAAAGAAATGTTTAACACACCTGCTGCAAGAACAGCAGATGGTAAAATACGAGTTTTTAGTGAGGGTGGAGCAGTACCAATGAAAGAACAAATGAGCATGTTTGACGAGGGTGGCCTTATGCAAGAAGGTGGTACAGTTGACCCTGTATCGGGTAACAATGTACCTACTGGTTCTTTGCAAGAAGAAGTTCGTGACGACATTCCGGCGCAACTTAGCGAGGGTGAATTTGTTATGCCAGCCGATGTAGTTCGATATCATGGACTAGACAAAATGATGGCTCTACGAGACGAAGCTAAAATGGGACTGCAGCGTATGGAAAATATGGGTCAAATGGGTAATGCAGATGAAGCTACTATTCCCGATGGCATTCCTTTTAATCTAAATGACCTTGATTTAGAAGATAATGACAATTCACTAGAAATGCAAGTTGGTGGTTTTGTTCAACAACCATTTGGTATGACGCAAGCTGCAGGTACACCGTTTCAGTATCAGCAATCTGCATTTGCAAATTATACGCCCCAAGTTTCATCTGTTCCTGCCGCAGCACCTGCTCCTTATCAAGCACCCGTGCAGCAAGCAACCCCGACAATGCAGCCCGGAACACTGCCTACATTTTCGCAAGTAGTGTCTCCTACAATGGTGACATACGTAAATGATGCAGGACACGAGTTGCAAATACCTGTAGATGCGGATGGAAATCCACTTATTCCTGTTCCAGCAGGTTATAAGAAAAAACCAGACACTCCTACTGATACTACACCTGACCCAACAATCACGCCGGTTTCTGCCCCTGCTATACAACAACAGGATGGAAATGACGATGCTCCACCGTCCCCAGCAACACCTAAAACTGACCAGTTTGGTAGAGAGGAAGACCCGGCAATAACCACAATAAAAGAAACAAAACCGTTTCAAGAAATCGAAAACAAAATAGACCCACGGGGTACGTTTGAAAAAATTAAAGACGATTTTCTTGGGGCTATTGGTGCAAGTACAACTTCGGCTGAATATGATAAAGCACTAGACTTACTTGCTAAAGACGTGGCATTTGCAGAGTCTGACCCTGAAAAACAAGAACAGATGCTTAATAGTATTAAAGACATGGTAGATAGTTCTACTCGCACAGAACTTGGCATGGATTTAGCACCTGTTACCACCGGCACAACTGCTGACTTGCTTGCAAAAATCAAGGAGTCTCGCAAAACAAGCCCTGAAACTACTCGTGTAGAAACTACGCAAGTCACAACAGACCCTGCCGCTACTGTATCTGAAGCAGCTACCTTATCGCAAGATACAATTTCAAATATACCTTCTTCTGGTCCAGAATTTGAAGCTAGGGTCAGCAGAAAATTTAGCGAACTGTTTAATGCTAGTCCCGACACACCTATTGACACTTTGCTGAAAGCAGCTAAAGAAGATGCTCTTTTTGATGTATCGGTAGAAAGACAAGCTGCCGCTGGTACATTGGCTGCAAATCTTCAAGCTGCTGGTTCTCAGCCCATTGATGAAGCAGCCTTAAAAAAAGAAGCACGAGCAAAATTTGGCCTTACATCAGAGCCGACAACAACAAGAAAAACTACTACGGGTCCAACGGGTGTTAATTTAGGCAGAGGCGAAGATATGCCAATTTCTGCTAGGATTGAAAAAAGTAAGCAATCGGCACAATCTAAACTAGATGCAGCAAAGAAAGCAGATAAAAAACAATACTCGCGTGACATTCGTAGCGGTAAATATGATGACACGTTTGCTCAACTTGACAAGGCTCGTAGAGATGACAATACACAAAGAAACTCTAAACCTAATCGTGCAGGAGTAAATTTGTCAGAAAAAGTAGGCAAGGAAAATGCGGCTAAAATTAATGACCGGCAAGGCACCGCTACTAACGTAAGTGGAAATGGCACAATTTCATATTCATCTGACCATGACTGGTCAAAGCCCACACAAACAAATGTCAATACTGCAACAAGTTCAAAAGGCCAAGCTATTAAAGAAGACCGCGATGAAGGCGGTACTGGCAAAATTGTGTGTACCGAAATGTACCGGCAAACTCAGCTTGACGATTGGAAAGAAGCTATTAAAATTTGGGGAGTACATCAGAAAAAATACTTGACACCTTACCATGAAAAAGGTTATCATTGGTTATTTAAACCTTGGGTAAGAGGAATGCGTAAAAGTATTGTTCTTACATCTATAGGTGCTTATCTTGCAAAAGCACGTACACAACATTTAAAACATATACTTACACACGGTAAAGCAAAGGATGACATCGTAGGTAATATGTGGTGTAAAATTGTTCATCCAATTACTTATATTACGGGACGAATGTTACTATGGAAGAAATGACACTAGAAGATTATCAAGGTCTTGTACAGCGTAGATTTGACAATCTCAATGAAGAGGACCGTGAAGTTCTTATGGACATGGTAGGTACCCCACAAATTCGTGCTATTGGCCGTGTTCTTGGTAGTGAGTTAATGTCTGTGATTGACATCTCACGCACTAAACCTAAACGTGGATTAGCTGCACGTTAAACAGCTATATATGTTGGCTACCTAATCCCCCACCCCGACAGTGGCTACGGTTGGCCCCGACAATGGAGAAATAAAATGGCAGAAGCCGAAATTATGGCTGAAGAAATGCAGTCACCTAAAAAAGTAGCGTTTGCAAATCGTAAATATACTAACGAAGAAAAACGCGCAATGGAAGAAGAAGAACTTGAGCAGATGCTTAAAGAACAAAAGGGTGAAGTAGAAGAAACTGCTGAACCGGAAGAAGAAGAACCCACAGGCGCAGAAGAAAAAACATTTAAAAAGCGTTACTCTGACCTACGCCGCCACCAACAGAAACAAGCAGAAGAATTTAAGACAGAACTTGCAGAATTAAAAGCACAGCTTTCTGCTGCTACTAAAAAAGAAATGAAATTGCCAAAGTCCGATGAGGATATTGAAACATGGGCAAAAGAATATCCTGATGTAGCGGCTATTGTGGAAACAATTGCGATGAAAAAAGCCAGTGAGCAGTCTAGCGCACTTGAAGAACGGCTTAAAGCAATTGATGAGATGCAATTATCTGCAACAAAAGAAAAGGCAGAAGCAGAATTGATGCGGCTGCATCCTGATTTTGATGATATTCGTGATAGTGATGAGTTTCACGAGTGGGCTGATAATCAGCCTAAGTGGGTGCAGGATGCGCTTTATGAAAACGACAACGACGCACGTTCTGCTGCTAGGGCGATTGACCTCTACAAAGCTGATATGGGTATTGGCAAAAAGAAACCCAAGTCAGACAAAGACGCAGCCAAGTCTGTGTCTACAAAGAATAGTCGCAGTAAGCCGCAAGAAAACGAAGCCTCCTCATACTTGAAAGAGTCGGAAGTACAGAAAATGTCACCGCAAGAGTACGAGGCTAAGTCCGACGAAATTATGGAAGCTATCCGTTCTGGAAAGTTTATCTATGATATTTCTGGTTCAGCCAGATAAAAAAAGTGTTGACAAGTAGTTATTTTTTAGTATAACTATAGTCATCAAAGGTGTAAGCAGGTTCGCTACTTGCTTACATCCAATCCGCAAACACTTCAGTCTTATGGATTACCTGACGAGCATGGCCCGTTGACAAACTGGGCGGCCACCTAGTTTAAGATACGCACCCATAGTGAATCAGCCTCTGATTAGTCTGGTGAGTTTGCATCTGTAAAATGCTAATTTAGGAGAAACATCATGGCATTCACTACCGCTGCCGGGTATGGTAACCTTCCTAACGGTAATTTTTCGCCCGTCATTTACAGCAAACAGGTGCAACTTGCTTTCCGCAAGGCCGCTGTTTGTGAAGCAATCACAAACTCCGATTACTTCGGTGAGATTGCTCAAATGGGTGATTCCGTTAAGGTCATCAAAGAACCCGAAATCACAGTTAAGGCTTACGCCCGTGGTACAACCATTACGCCGCAAGACCTTGACGACGAAGACTTCAGCCTGACAATCGACAAAGCTAACTACTTTGCGTTCAAGGTTGATGACATTGAAGAGGCACACAGCCACGTTAACTTCCAGTCTCTGGCAAGTGACCGTGCAGCTTACCGCCTTGCTGACCAGTTTGACCAAGACGTTCTTGGCTACTTGTCAGGCTTTAAGCAGTCTGCTCTGCATGCAAATGCAAATACGGCAAACGACGTAACGAACGGCTCCGTAGCTGTTGCTACTGCCGGTTCGGACGAACTGCTTACAAGCATGAAGCTGGACGGCAGCGACTTTAACGCCGGTTCTGGTGGCAACTCGATTGCTCTGACCGTTCGTACTGGTAATACTGCAGCACCTACTGCTGCTGGTAACGCCAACCCGCTGTCAGTTATTGCCCGTATGGGTCGTAAACTAGACCAGCAAAATGTAGACTCGCAAGGCCGCTGGCTCGTAGTTGACCCAGTTTTTGCTGAACTTCTGAAGGACGAGGACTCACGTTTGTTCAACGCTGACTTCGGTGGTTCTGGTCTGCAAAATGGTCAGATGGCAGGAACCATTCATGGTTTCACCATCCACGTCTCTAACAACCTTCCATCAATTGGTTCTGGTCCTGCTACTGAAGCAGACACCAACTCAACCAACTATGGTGTGATTGTTGCTGGTCATTCTTCTGCTGTTGCTACTGCAGAGCAGATTAACAAGACCGAAACTTACCGCGACCCTGACAGCTTTGCTGACATTGTTCGTGGCATGCATTTGTATGGCCGCAAGATTCTTCGTCCCGAAGCACTTGTTAACGCCATCTACAACGTCCGTTAAAGGGAGATTAGATAATGGCTACAATTACTGCTACTCTTGCTCCTGCTATGGGTAATTCCCAGCGTGGACGCAATCCGTACATGGTTGAGCAGGTCGTTGACCTTACTGCTAACAGCATCAATCCAAACGGTGACGTAGTACAGTGTATCACTGTTCCTGCGAACACCAAGATTATTGCTGCTGGTTTTCAGGTAACTGCCAGTGCAACTCAGAATACTGGTACTGACGCAACCGCTGCCCTTGGCACGGGTGCAGATGCCGACGAGTACGTAACAGCGTTTGACATTGACGGTGCTGCTGACGGTGCTTATGCACCTAGCGTA